GTGTGGCCCGTTTCATTGAATAAGTTTTCACAACGACACCGAAAAAACATCGGTGTTTCGCAAATTTGCAAACATGGCGATTTTTGACCGATTGTTTGGACGGCAACAACAACAGGTTGACCCGCAACCCCAAGCGCAAAAACGTTCGTTTGGTGACGCGCTTGGTGCGGCGCGCGCGCAAACCATTTTTGGCGGTTCGTCCGCCGGTTCGGTTGTGAATGCGGACACGGCGATGGCGTCCACAACGGTTCGCGCGTGCGTTCAAAAAATTGCGCACACGGTCGCGTCGTTGGACGTTGACGTTTTCACGGTTGACGGAACCCGGCAAACCAAAATCGAACACCCCATTTCGCCGTTGTTGAAGGTGTCGCCGGTCGCCGGACAAACGGCGTTCGACCTTTGGGAAAATTTGATTTCCGACGCGTATTTGTACGGAACCGGATTTGCCGCGATTGAACGCGACAACAACGCCCGTGTTTTGGCGTTGCGTCACATTGACGCCAACACCATGAAACAAACGACGTTGGCCACGGGCGAAACGGCGTGGATTCACGAAGAAAGCGAAAACGTATTTGTTGACGACGAATTGTTTTTGATTCGGGGTTTCCGCGGCGTGTCGCTGATTCAACAACACCGCGAAACCATTTCGTTGGAACGGGCCGCCGAAAATTTTGGTTCGACGTTCTTTGGTTCCGGCGGCAACGTGTCCGGCGTCATTTCCACGGACCATTCGTTGACCGACGAACAATTTGAACGATTGTCGGCAAGTTGGGCGGCGCGTTATCACGGACCAAGGAACCAACACCGCACCGCGATTTTGGAACACGGGATGAAGTACGAACGAATCGGCACCGCGCCCGAATCGGCGCAATTCATCCAAACCCGAAAATTCCAAGCCGAAATGATTTGTTCCGCGTTTGGTGTTTCGCCGGCGTTGATTGGTTTGGACGCGTCGGTGACGTACAACAACGTCGAACAACAATCCATTTTTTTTGCGCAATACACCATCGCGCCGTTGTTGCGCCGAATCCAACAACAAATCACGGTCAAATTGTTGGCCGAACGCGAACGCGCAACAGTTGAAGCGCGATTCAACATTTCGTCGTTGTTGCGGGCGGACGCAAAGACACGCGGCGAGTATTTCACGGCGTTGATTCGCGACGGCGTTGTTTCAATCAACGAAGCGCGCGAAGCGTTGGAAAACCTGAATCCAATTGAAGGCGGCGACACGCATTTTGTCCCGCTGAATTTGGGGCCGTTGTCGTCAACAGGAAATCAAACCGAAACGTGACCGCGACGTTTGAAACAAACAAATCATGGACAAAGACAAATTGGAATTTTCCAAACAACCCGAACGCCGGTTTCAAACAAACACGACGTTGGAATTGCGCGACGTCGACGGCACAACCGGCGAACGTCGCGTTGAAGGTTACGCCGCGGTTTTCAATTCCGAAACCGACATTGGCGGGTTTTCCGAAGTCATCGCGCCGACCGCTTTTGAAGGCCGTTTGAACGACCCGGTTGTTGCCGTGTTCAATCACAATCAATTGCAACCATTGGCAAAGGTTGGGGCCGGCCTTGAATTAACCGTTGACGAACACGGTTTGCGCTACTCATTCCCCATTCCCGACACGACGGCCGGGCGCGATTTGGTGGAACTCATGGAACGCGGGATTGTCCGCGACGCCTCGTTTGCTTTCATGTTGGGGCCGGACGGCGACACATGGGAAAAACGGGACGGCAAAACCGATTTGCGAACCATTGAACGCGTGGCGCGATTGGTAGACGTTTCCGTTGTTACGGTTGGGGCGTATTCGGACGCCACGTCGGTTTTGCGTTCATACGACGCATTTTCAGGCCCAAAAAACGACGTTTGCGCGTCGTGTGGGTGTGGGGGCCATGAAAACAAAGAAACACCGCAGGACGGCCCCGAAACGGCCCCAAGCGACAAAATACAAACCCACGGCGCAAAGGTTCGTTCGGCCGTTCTCAAACATCGAATCAAACAAATTCGCAAAAAACAATCATGAAAAACGCGAAACAATTGCAAGAAATCCGGGGCGAACGTGTGTCGGCCTTGGATGAAATGGTGAAAGCGGCCGAAGGTGAGGCGCGCGAATTCACCGCGGACGAAATCGAAGCGTCCGAAAACATCATGTCCGAAATCGAAGATTTGGACAAAAAAATTGAACGCGCCGAAAAAATGGAGGCGGCGTTGAAAGCCACCGCCACGCCCGTGTCGTTCGCGACCGGTTCCGGCGAAAGCAACGAACGCGCCAAAATCCAAAAGCGTTTCAGCATCACGGAGGGCGTCAAAGGCGCGATGAACAACAAATTGGACGGCATCGCGGCCGAAATGGACGCCGAAGCGCGTCGCGAAGCGATGGAGTGTGGCGTGTCCGTTCGTGGCGATTTCAACATTCCTTCGTGGTTGGCCTATGGTGAGCGCACCGCCTACGGTGTCGACGCCGGCGCAGACAATATTCACACGACGTCGTCGGGCGTCCAAGTGAATCAAAGCGACATCGCAATGTCGTTGCAGGCCAAAAGCGTTTTGGCCAACGCGGGCGTTTCGCAATTGTCCGGTTTTTCCGGCGACGTGGATTTGCCCGTTATGCCCGGCAACGCCGCGGTTTTGTCAGGCGGAAACGCGACGGACAACACCGAGGCCGACGCGTTGACACCCGGAACCACGGCGTTCACGCGCAAAACGTTGAAGCCAACGCGCGTTGCGGCGGCCGTCGACGTGTCCAAAAACCTCATGTATTCCGTGAACGGCAATTTGGACGATTTGTTTGGACGCGATTTGGGCGCGGCATTGGCGGCCAAAATGGACGACCACATTTTGAACGGAATTGTGGACGACCTCGAAGCGGCGGGACGCATTGCCACCGGTCGTTTTGCGACCAATTGCAAGGCGACGAATTTCGCCGACATGGCCGGCTTGGAGGGCAAATACTTGGACGGCAACCCCGACAATTTGCGCCCGGTGTTTTTCATGACGCCCGGTTTGTTGGCGTTCTTGAAAGGTCAAACGGCGGACGCGGGCGGTTTCATTCCCGCGGCCGGAAACATCGTTGGCGGTGCATCCGCCGTGTTGGGACATCCGGCGTACGCCACAACGGTCATCAACAACGAAACAATTTTGTCGTCCTACTTTGGTGACACCGACGCCAACGACACGGTCGCCGTTTCGCCAATCATCATGGCGGACGCATCCGACATTTTCGTTTGCACGTGGGCCGGAATTTCGGTTTCGGTTGACCAATACACCGAATCTTTGAAGGGTGTCGTGCGGATTGTGGCGGACGCCTATTTTGACGGCAAGATTCGCCGCAACGGTTCCGGCGCGTTCTTGGGCGGATTGAAAGTTGACACGGCCCCAACGGCGGTGTGATAAATTGAACACACGACAAACCGTCGGCAACCCGGCCGGCGGTTTGTTTTTCTCATTCCTTGGGACCGCAAAATTGCGGTGTGCCGTCCGCGTTGGTTGCGGTGTTGCGTGGTTCGAATCCACGGCGGCAACAAAGACAAAAGCAAATGGAAAAAATCCGCATCGAATACAAATCGACCGTCGATGGCATCACGTTGTTGGGAGGCGCGGACCGCATCGCGGAACATTTGCGCGCCGACATTGGCGACGAAGGTTCGACCGAACGCGACCACGTCGAATTGTTGTGCGAAACGGCGTGTCGATATGTGAGCGAAATCACGGGCCGCAATTTTTACCGAAAATCCGCGACCGTTTATTTGCCATATTTGATGGACCGAATCGAATTGCCGTTTGTCCTCGACACCATCACGTCGGTTTCGTACACCAACGACAACCACACCACAACGACGGTTTCGGATTTTGCGGACGCGTTCGAAATTTGGAAAGGTGGCGCGCCGTCCGTTTTGGAGGTTCGCACCGATTACGCAAAACCAACCGACGTGGCGTTGGATTCGCCGTTTCCGTGGTCCATCGTTTGTTTGGTCAAAGCGGACAACGACGTTTTGAACGACGGTTCAACGCAAGTGTCGCGAATGTTGATTGCGGCCGCGCTCATGTACGCATCGCATTTGTACGAAAATAGGGAGGCCGCCGGGTTCACGACGGGCCGTCCCTACGTCATGCCGTTGGCGTTCGAATCCATCGTCAAAACCTTGAAACGCATTCGATGAAAATTGGCGACCTCGACCACAAAATTGAAATTCAAACGTTGACCACAACGACCGATTCGTTTGGTCAACGGATTGAATCGTGGTCGAATTCTCCAAAGGTTTGGGCAAAACGATTTGACCGTGTCGCCGGCGAAACCATCGTTGGCGACCAATTGGTTCAAATCGTGAAAACTGAATTTACCATTCGCTACAAATCCGGGTTTGACGAAACGTCGCGCGTCGTTTGTCACAACAAAATTTTTCGGATTGACGGCATCGTTGAAATTGGCCGAAACCGTTGGTTGAAATTGATTTGTTCGGCGCATGGCGAATGATTCAATTAAAGCGCGCGCAAGTTTTGACGGACAACAGGCGTCGCGCATCATGAAAGCGTTGGAACGAATGCCGTTCAATTTGGCGCGTCGCGAAGTTGGAAAAATTATGCAACGGGCGTTTCGTCCGGCCTACAACACGATGCGAGCGCGCGCGCCGAAACGAACGGGCGCGTTGCGGAAATCAATTGGCACGGTCACGTTTTTTTCGCGGGCGACGAATTCATGGGTTGTTCGCTTGGGGCCGCGCTACAAAGGCAAAAACAAATCGTACACGGCGCATTTTGCCGAATTGGGCGTTCGAAAAACCATCAAGCGCACACGCGGAAATTTCACGTTTTTCGGCCCCGGCGGGAAAATCATTCGGACAAAGCGCATCGAAAGCGGAACGCGCAGACAACCGTTCGTTCGTCCCACGTTGGAACGTTACCGGGACGAATTGCCATTTCGCGTGGCAAAGGGTGTTCGGCAATTCTTGGTTGATGAATTCAAAAAATCGGTTTGACCATGTTGGATTTGGTGTTTGATAAACTGACAAACAACGCGGATTTGGACGCGTACGTTGACGGCCGCGTGTTTCCGTATTTGCGCCAACAGGGGGCCGAATTGCCGGCCGTCATGTTTGAACAAACCAACGCGTCGTTCACGCCCACAAAAACCACAACGTCGGTGAATGACGAATTCGAATTCACCGTGAATTGTTTTTCGCAATCGCTTTCCGAAGCGTGGTCGATGCACACCATTTGTCGCGACATTTTCGAAGGTTTGTCGGGCGCGTTCACGGTCGGTTCAAACAATTACAAAATCGCATCGACGGTTTTGGACAACGTCGCATCCGACGTCATGGACGACGGCCACGTTTTTATTGTTGAACTCATTTTCACGTGTTCGTTCAAAGCGCAATTTTCGCGCCGTTGACATTTCGCGCCGACACCGATTTGGGCGATTTGATGACGATTTTTGAAAACATCATTTCAAAATTTTGAATCATGGCATTGTCCACAATTTCAGGCAACACGATTGGTTTGTACGTGACGTCCGCCGAAACGGGGGCCGTTTCACGTTTGGTCGGGTTGTCAACATCCTGTTCGTTGTCTTACTCAAACAACGTAATTGAAACGGCCGCGAAAAACGGAATCGCGACGATTTCGACTTTGCATTCGGTCGCCGGCACCGGTTCGTTCACCATGTCCATTGACGGACTCGTTGACATCACAACGGCCGAAGATAACGCCGGAACCACCGCGTCGGACGAACACGGTTTCAACAACCTCATGGATATGGCAATTACCGGCACGGCCGTTGAAGTCGTTTTCAAAAGCGATTCGGGCACGACATACACCGGTTCCGCATTCATCGACTCGTTGGAGGCGACCGCCGGCGTCGATTCGTTCGCGTCGTTCACGTGTTCGTTGAAAGGAACGGGCGGATTGACGGTTGCGTGACAATGATTTTGTAATTTGGGGCCAACCCAAAATTTCAAATCATGTCAAACAAATTGCGCGGCGAATTGTCCGTGACCATCAACAACACCGTCATTCCGGCGTTGGTCAACATGAATGCGTTTCGTTTGTTGTCGGACCGTTACAACATCACGTTGGCGGAAATCGACGAACAATTGAACAACGACCCGTTGAACGCGGTTCCGAAAATCGTGTTTTGCGGCATGTTGAACCATTGCCAACGACACGGCAAACCGGAATCGTCGTTGCCTTCGTTCGAACAAATTTGCGCGTTTGTGTGCGAGGATGAAAAAACATTTTTGCAAATCACAAACGACGTTGTGGCGACGATGGCACCCGACCCGCAAACGGCGGGAAACGTAGTGGCGGCCCCCAATTAACGGGGCCGCCAATTACGTGGTCCGATTTGTACGCGTCGGGCCTTCGTTCGGGGTTGAAACCGAACGAATTTTGGGACATGACGTTTTTCGAATTTGCGTGTTTTCGAAACGGGATGTTGGAGGCGGACAAAACGCGTTGGAATCACACCGGCGCGTTGTTGGCGATGACTTACAACGCAAACCGTGGCCGTAGTCAACAGGCAAAGACGGCGGCCGATTTCAACCCGTATGGGGCGGGCGACGCGAACCCCGAAAACAACAAACCCATGACGGCCGAACGAATCAAAAGTTTGGCCGCCGAATTGAACGAAGCGCATGGCCGGAAAAAGTAGCCGTTTGGCGATTTTGTTGGACCTCGACGGGACCAAATTCGAAAAAGGATTGAACCGGTCGTTGTCCCGGTTCCGCAATGCGTCAAAACAAATGCAATCCGCCGGACGAAATTTGTCCGTCGGGTTGACCGCGCCGTTGGCGTACGTCGGCGCGCAATCGTTCAAAGTGGCGGCCGATTTTGAATTGGCCATGGCAAAGGTTGGGGCCGTTTCGGGCGGCGGTGGCAAGGCGTTGAACGCGTTGACCGACCAAGCCAAAAACCTTGGGGCGACAACGTCGTTTTCGGCGTCGGAGGTTGCCGGCCTCCAATTGGAATTGTCGAAACTTGGTTTCACGTCTACCGATTTGATTGGTCAAAACGGGGTTGGCGGCATGACAAACGCCGTTTTGAATTTGTCCAAGGCGTTCGACAAAGATTTGGGCGAAACGTCGGCCGTCGTCGGTGAAACATTGCGGCAATTCGGGTTGGATGCGTCCGACACGGGCATGGTGACCGACGTCATGGCCAAAGCGTTCGCCACGACGGCGTTGGACCTTGAAAAATTCGGCGGCGCAATGGGCAACGTGGCCCCGGTCGCAAAGGAATTCGGGTTTGACATCAACGAAGTGTCGGCCATTTTGGGCGTCATGGCCAACAACGGCATTTCCGGAAGTGACGCCGGCACCAAATTGAAAATGGCGTTGTCGGAATTGGCCAAATCCGGCGTCCCCGTCAAAGAAACGTTCGAAAAATTGTTGGCCGGCGGTGTTTCGTACACCGAAGCGATGGAATCCATGGGCACGCGCGCGGCCATTTTGGGTCCGGTTTTGGGTAACAATTTGGGCGAATTGTCGTCGTTGACCGAAGAATTCCGGAACGCATCCGGCACCGCGCAAACGATGTCGGACGCCATCGGGCAAACGGCCGACGGTTCGTTGAAGGAAATGCAATCCGCATTGGAGGCGGCGCAAATCGAAATCGGAACGGCATTGGCACCGGCCATGGTGGATTTGGCGCACACGGTCCGCGACATCGCGTCGGCCTTTGCAGGCTTGGACGACGATTCGAAAAAAACAATCGTCACAATTGCCGGTGCGGCGGCGGCAATTGGGCCAATGTTGATTGTTACGGGCAAAGCCACGTCGGCGGTTGGCGGAATCACAAAATCGTTTGGTTTGATGTCGGAGGCCGGCAAGTTGGCCGGCACCACGGGCGCGTCGTCGTTTGCCAAATTGGCCGGCGTGTTGACGTCCGGACCGTTTTTGGCCATCGCGGCCGCGGTTGGCGTGTTGGCCGTTTCCTTTGGGCCTCTCATTAAACGCATGAATTCCTTTGAATACAAAACGCGCACCATGGCGGGCGCGACAAAGGAATTGAACAAACAAATCGGCAACGAATCGGCGGAGGCGCGCGTACTATTTGCCGACCTGAAAATGGCCGTGGAATTGGAACACGACCGCGCCGGCGCCATCGACGCGTTGAACGAAAAATACCCCGAATTTTTGGGGAACATGGATTTGAACACGGCGTCGTTGGAGGACATCGCGCGGTTAGAAAAAGAGGTGACCAACGCCATCGCCGACCGTGTGCGCCAACAGGTTTTGGCCGATGCCCAAACCAAGCGCACCGAATCGTTGGCCAACGTGGAAAAAGCGTTGATTTCGTTTGAAACGGCCGCGCGTCAAACGGGGCAAAGCGTCGACGA